CCACCAAGCGCCTTCAGGATGGTTTGGTACAAGATCATTGCTAATTGCTGAGCAATAATCTTTTTCGCCATTGCCAAGAAATCAGAAGCAATAGATTTCAACATGTCTGCCCCAGCTTCTGATACAGACTTGGTTCCAGTTATTACGTCACCGAAAGCATCTGTAAATGCGTTGCCAATAGAAGTGGCAGCGTGCAAAGCCTGCGTTTCTTTTGAAACAAGCTTGTCCAGCTCTTCTTGCATTCGAACTAAAGGATCATTTTCACGCGCCTTGCGTGCGTCATCTTCTGCTTTTTTGCGATCCTTACGCGCTTTTTCCTCTATCTTTGCTGTGTCTTCTAATGCTTTGTTGTACGCAATAGCAGCATTAACTTTTTCCTCAAGCTCAATCCTTGCCGCAATTTGTGCATGTACGTCTTCTTCCGCAAAGCCTTTTGCATTTTCTGCTATTTCACGTAAATCAATATTTAACTGGAACCTGCGCTGCTCTTCTTCGTTAAGCGCCGATGCCAAGGAAGCTTGGTCTTTTAAAGCCTGCACTCGTTCTTTTGACAAATTAGCTAGCTGTTGCGCCTTGGTTAATTGATTGTCTGTAATTACAATATTGTTTGTAGGAGGATCTACCTCTTCTGGTGGTGTTGACTTAGCTGTCTTCAAGGCTTTTCGTAAAGCACCAAGCCTTTGTTGCGACTCAAGTAACTTGGCGTTTATGCCTAGCAAGGACATTTTGGCTGCTTTATTTCTTTCGACCGAAAGCGTTTCTTCTTCTATTGCAATTGCAGACTCAATCATTTCTTTGCTGCCACTGTCAATGGCTGCGCTCATTCGGTCTTGAGCTGTTTTTGCATCATTAAGCGTTTTGATTAAAGTGCCAACGGCAAGCGTTATCACTGCAAAAGGAAGTGCCGCCAAAGCAAGTTTTAAAACCCCAGCGGCAGCAGCAGTCAAGTATATTTGAGCCCCAAAAAACTTGAACAACCCTATTTGAGTTGTCAGAAACGCCCCGAGCTTGCTTGCGATCAAAAGATCTGTAGCTGTTTTTAACGCATAAACAGCGGCAGTGGCCCCGCCAATGGCCAAAGCTGTCTGNCCTATTGGTGTTGGNATTTGAGATACAACTTTGAGAAGNCTTGCTAAACCGTTTGTGACTGCTGCCGCTGCAGGCTCAAGNCCTTTGCCTANGGCTTCAGTAAGGTCATCTGTATTTTCNGCTAANAANTCAACAGCGCCCGCAAAGCCAGTGCCTGCCGCGCGTGCAGACTTATNATATTGGCCTCGAACAATGTCAAGAATAAGAGCTTGCGCTTCTAGTNACTTGTTTGATTNAACAAGATTTTTAATCATCTTGGTCTGGACAGGATCAAAAGTGATTCCAGAACGAGAGAGTGCCGTAAGCCCACGAGTTGGATCTTCAAGTGCTTTAGCAAGTTGTACGGTTGCACTTTTGACATCAGTTCCCATTACCTGAGCGATGTCAGCAGCCGCTTCAGAAACCTCTGTAAAAGAAGAAACAGCAATCGCGCTAAAAGACGACAAAACGCTGAATGACTGTATAAAGTCATCTTGCGAAAACAAAGTTGCGTCTCCTAACTCGTCGGCGGCTTTTTTTAATTTTTCAATTTGTTGTGAAGTAGCACCTAACCTTATGAGCTGATTAGTAAGCACTTTTACGTCAGCTTCTCTTTTGGCAAACTTGCTCAATGATCGATTGAACAATGTCGCTGCGCCCGTAATAGCAACAACAGGGCCAATTACAGAACGAAAGCTAATCCCAAATCTTTGTATGTTTGCGGTTGCAGTAGCTGTTTTTTTGGTTGTTGCATCAACCGTCCGATTGAGCTTTATCGCTGCACTATTGACGTTGGTAAGCTTTCTGACTGCATCGCCAGAATCAACCCTGAGCTTTACGTTTGCTTCTGCCATAACCGCCCAGCAATGGCCTTATCCTACCGCCGTCTTGTCTTTGCGCGATCCATTGCCTGCTGTTCCCGTTCACCCTTTAATTCGTAGTACGCAGCGAAATGCACAAGCTCCGCATCGGTTAGTTCCGTGCGAAGCCTGCTAAGCGTCATTCCCAATTCGCAGCACAAGAAGAACTCAAAATTGAGCCAGTTGTCCTGCTTTAGTCGTTTTTTGCTTCTTCAAGGTCAGCCTCTTCGCCAAGGCCAAACAAGAACAGTTCAAGCTCGTTTAGGACAGACTCAGGCAACTGCCGTTGCAGCTTGGGAGCATCGGCAGAAACAAAAGCTTTCGTGCCATCCTCAAGCTCTGCCATCTGGCACAGCATTTGTGTGCTGATGTCTAATGCTTCTTCAGTCCCAGAAAGGCTTTGCGCTTTTTTGCGGTCAGCACGTGTGATCGGTTTGAAAAACAGATCTACAACTTTCTTGCCTTCAGCGTTTTTTAACTCAAACTTGCGTCGCTGGTTGAGATCAAATGCCCCAACCAGCAGATCAACAGTGCGATTTCCAGCCATTTAATAAAAGCTTGCGCTTAAATTATAGCCCTAGATCACTGCAAGTTCATAACGACTGCACCGCTAGTGATGAAGCTGCAAGAAACAACCACTAGCTCACCAACATTGGAAGTGATTTCCATGTCAGTAATAATCCCTGCAAAACTGACGGAATCAGAGCCAGCCGTTGTGCCTGTAGTAAACAACTCAAAAGTTGCATCAGCAGGATCAGCCGCTGTAATTACATCTTCAAGGAAAGATGATTGGCCTGTTGCATCTGGATCGTAAACCAGCTCGACAGTGCCGGAGCCTGAAATCAGACTTCCGATAAAACTACGGAAAGTGTCACCCTGTTTTGTGGTGTCAAGCGTTTCCTTGGTGGTTGACAGGCTCCAACTGCGGGTGCCTACAACTGTTGCTTTACTGCCTCCAGCAGGTTCAAATTGAACGGCGCCTTGTTCGCCTCGGATTGTTGCCATGGTCAGAGTTCCTCGATGGATTCAAAGGTCACACGGACCTGGGTTTGGAAGTAGCCCTCGGGTGCTGCTGAAAGCAACGCCTCTGGACCTGTTGCAGCGTCGAAGAAAATCCCCGACACGATGACCCTATTGTAAAGGTCTCGAATCCTTTTGCCGATGATGTAATTGGCTCCAGAACCAACACCTTTGGCTGAAAAGATGTTGATGGTGACAATTCCGATAAGCCTGTTTTGAGAATCAGTTGTTAACCCTTGGCTTAAATATTCGCTNGCTCCAAAACTGACAAGGCACTGAACAAACGACGAATTAGGCGTAGGTTCAAACGCCATGTTGTGAAACACAACCGGTATGGCAGGGCTGCTAGCCAGCTCTGTCGCAAGCCTGCTTTCGATGGTGGCCCTGATTGCATTGAGATCAGCAGCAGCCATTAGTTACGCCTCCGAAACGCTGCAATAAATTTAGGAACGCGGGTAGCAGCAATTTCTTTGCCAATCAAATCAGGGAAGCCTGGGACCGTGCCTTGGCGTGTTTTGTAATTGCCGCCCCAAGACTCAGGCAAGTTGTTGCCGTACAAAACCGGCTCTGCGTATTCCATATTGTTCGTGATTTCAGCTTCAAACTTGCCAATGCTTGTTTGCCACGCATTGCGCAAGCGACCTGTATCAACCGGGGTTTTTTCTTTTACTCCTTTCGCCCATTCAAGTGCCGTCAGCTTTACAACAAGCTGCACTTCCTCTTCCATCAGATCAGCAATCTGATCAATTCTGATCTGACGTGCCATTGTTATGCCCTCAGGATTAGTTCGTGAGTGATCGCCGTGTTGTCTTGCTCTGTAGTTTCAACGCGAATGATCTGATGCACAACCGCGCTGATCAAAACGCGATCTTTCGTTTCTGGTGCTGATGGCAGGTCTTTAGCTGCAACCGTCAAGCGTTTATCGCCTTGCTGGATAAGCTCATTTACCTCACGAACGCTCACGCCTTCCAACACACCTTTCACGTCGGTGTCGCTGGCTGTCTCAGTAATTGTGCCCGTTGTGGCGTTGTAACCGCCAGCGGAAACGTAACGAACCGTCACATCACCGCCAAACTTTGCGATGACTGTCCCGGCTACTTTTTCAAGGGATTGAGCAAGTCCCATCAGACGCTATAAACAATGACATGACCAGAGGTCAAAGTAATCGAAGTAAAAATTACGCCTTCAATGCAAGCACCATGATGAAGGTCAACCGCAGACGGGGCACCTGATCCGTTTTCAGTGATGCCTTCAGAAGTTATTGCGGCAATAACTGCATTCTTCAAGGCTTCCACCTTGTAAAACCTGCCAGTGTGCGCGGCTGTATCAGTAATGATGATTGCCTTT